CTCTCTTCAAGTGGCGCGATCATAGCACCATAATCTGCACTCCAAACAAATTTTCTCTTAAGAAAATCTATTTCATGCAATTTTGAAAAGCTCTTCAACTCCTCATCCTTTTGTGCTGGAGTCACTACAAACCCAAATTGTGCTAGATACTTAGCATAACCCTTCATAGTGTAACTCCCAGCCAAAGATCCAACAGCCGCAATTAAATCATCTCCATAACTCATCATTCTCACATTATTAGTAAATTTGCGTCTAGGATACAAATGATAAAAGAAAATTCTCATTAGTAAACTATTACACAAACTATTAATAAAAACAGTAAGGGAATTGCCGGATGGATTAGCTCCATCGAGCATAAGGACATCTCCATTAAAATCTACGATGGAAAAAGCCAATTCAGAAAAAATAGAATTAAGAACAGTAATTTCTTCCCTGGAATATCCAGCAATCTTTGCTATATCAACGAAAATACGACCAATAGCCATAATCATTTGACTCGGGATAGACGTATCATAAGCCTTATAATCAATGGCAAACCACCTATCATAAAGTGGAGTCTGTGCTTGTTTTAAATGGTTATACATTTCGTTCCATTCACTAGAACAAGGATCAATTCCAACAGCACATTCGGAATCCAAAGGATTCATCTGTAAAAATCGACAAATCCCCAATGTATATTTCCTCATAACAAGCTGGAAGGGAGTTGAGGTAGCCTGAAATACTCGAACCTTATCCTTAGTTTCAAGGGTAGGTTCATCCTTCAAAGTTGAAGTAAACCAGGGATAATATCTTTTACCCTCCCTATATAGAGCTTCTATTTTCTCAGCTTCTTCAATAAACTTAGAATCTAAAACTCTCTTATCTTGCCAACCATCAACTTTGCCAAGATGTGTCGAGAATAATTTCTTACTCCCTTTAAATGGAAAACCAATTGAACTCTTAAAATTCATAGAATCAATAAACCTTTTTCCTGGAATCCCATTAACGGTTTCATCCCAAGTTAGAATTCTTATTTCATTCTTCCAAAAGTCTCCTTTACTAAAAAGAATGTGAGTTAAATTATTGGTATATTCAATTTTAGCTCTATTCAATAAACCAAAAGGAAGACCAGGTTTATCAACTATCCATTTCTTCATTCCAACTTCCCATGGCTCATGAGGGGAATGCCCATCAGGGCCCTTGAACTTAGGAGGACCCCAATTATCTCGAATATCAAATAACTTCTTAACACTATCTTTTATAGGAGTGTCCTTCACTTGGGATTTAGGAGTGCGGTTACAATTCAACGAAGAGCCTAAAAAATAAGCCGAGTTATCCTCTTCCATTCGGAGATAACATGATTTCTTTTTAATCTCTCTTTTTAAAATTTCAACACCCATACACTCAGTGGCAAACACGCCCGATGAACTCATTGGAATAACTGTGGCGAATTTCTCCAATATAGCTTTCGTATCAAGAAGATCTTGCCTAGTGGGAGTGACACCATATGCAATGTAGCCCCCATCTTCTCTGCATCTCGTAGATCCTCCAATATGTAACCCAGAAATACTAGCATTCTTATCATCAGATATAACTGGGGAAAGACACTTTCCTTCTTTAGCACCATTCCAAATATAGAAAATGCCTGGAAAAGAATATCCCATTCCACTTGTAGCATCCAATGTAAAAGAAAGTTCTCT